ATCACACTTTACGATCCGATTGTTCCGTCTGCCGCTTCTGCTGTTGTTGAGTGGTTGAGATTACATCATGAGAGTTCTACTGGTCGTGATGGATACCAAGACTTCTATAAGAAGAATGTAAATTTCAAAGTATTGGGACCTGTTGGTGACATCGTTGAAAAGTGGACTTTATATGGTACATTTATTCAAGATGCTACTTTTGGTGATTTAGACTTCACTACATCAGATCCTGTTGAAATTACATTACAATTAAGATACGATTACGCTATATTGGAGTTCTAATGAAAAACTTACTAAAGATATTATTATCAGCTATTTTTCTTTTCGGTGCAGTTCCTACTGTGAATGCTATGGACATGAAGATGGAAAACTCAGAAGAGATTAAGAAGAAGAAAAAGAAGAAAAAGAAGAAAGGTGGTAAAGGTAAGAAAAAGAAGAAAGGTTTCTTCTCAAAAGCATTTGGCTCTAAGTAGCCACTAGTTACAACATCAAGGAGTTATAATGGCCGAACATAAGTTCCCTACGGAAGTTATAGATTTACCCTCGTTAGGAAAGGTATATCCAAAGGACTCACCACTGAGCGATGGTAAGTTAGAATTAAAATATATGACGACCAAAGAAGAAGACATTCTGATGTCTCAAAACCTTATTAAAAAAGGTGTGGTGATTGATAAGCTCATCGACAGTTTGATTGTAACCGATGGTGTGAAACAAGACGACTTATTACTTGGTGATAAAAATGCTGTATTAGTAGCAGCTCGTATATTGGCTTATGGTCCTGAATATACGGTAAAGATAGCAAATCCACAGAATCCAGATCAACAGATTGAACATACATTTGACCTATCACAGTGTCCGTTTAAGGAAGCCGTAGAGGGTGTGGATTACAGTGGAAACTCATTTGAATATACCACTCCAGTTGGTAAGACAAAGTTAAAATTTAAATTACTTACTGGTAAAGAAGAAAAACTTATTGAAAAAGATATAGAACAATCTGCTAAATTTGGATATGATGCTAGTATATCCACGAGATTAAGATATATGATAACTGAAGTAGATGGTGATTCTAAACCAGAGATGATAACTGCTTATGCACAAAATATGTTAGCCAGAGATTCAGTAGCATTTAGAAAACATGTTCAGGAAATAACACCTGATATAGAATTGACACAAGAAATCGAATTAGGAGGTGATACAGTGAGCGCATCAATTCCGCTTACTGTCGAGTTTTTTTGGCCTAGTTCCATCGAATAAAAAAGAAATACACCAATCTATCTTTTATTTCATCTATGGTGCTCCTGGTTTCACCTTTGATGATGTTTACAACATGCCAGTCCACATGAGGAATAATTACTTTCAAGAACTCATGGCATTAAAAAAGAAAGAAAAACAACAAGTTGATCAAGCCAATCAACAACCCAAACCCACGATTCCAAGACAATTTCAACCCAAGAAATAACTATCTTTGATATTTATTAGTATATTAGGAGAACTGTATCATGTCGTATATGGATGGAAAAAATATATTATCAGAGGGATTTTTTGATTTATTCAAAAGAATAAAAAGTCCAAAAGATATGAAACTCACCTCTATAGAAAAAAAACTATATAAAAAAGATCCTGAGTTTAAGAAAGCTGTTGATACCGTATTTAAAAACGGTAAAAAAATAGATCAACTAATAAAACAGAGCACATAAAATGGCACTAACACCAGAAGAACAGAAACGTCTAAAATTCTTAGAAGATAACCTAGAGAAAAGAAAAAACAAAACTCAAAAGTATCTTGAAATCGAAGAAGAAATAGCTAAATTACATGCTAAACAAAACACAAAGTTATCTGATACATTAAAAATACAAAAATCAATAGCAAAAGCTGGAGATGATTATGATAAAACTCTTAAATCACAAGAGAAATCAATATCAGGTATACTCGGATCACTTTTAAAAGGAAATTTTGCCGCGGCTGCCGAAACCGCATTAGCCCAAAAATCATTGGGTGTGACAGTCGAAAAGGCAAGACAAAATAAAGAAATACAAGGAACATTGAAAGAAGGGTTGTCACAACAAAATGATTTTTCTAAATTAGACGGTGAGAATAAACTAAAGATTTTAGATTTAATAAATGGAATAAATTCAGGATTATACGATCAAGTATCTGTTCAAGCAGTTCTAGAAGACATAGATGACGAAAAAATAGACAAAAACAGTAAATTAGGAAAGATGTTAAAAGCTTTTGCTGAAACTGCCGATAAGGAAAAGACTGCTAAAGAAAAAGCATCAGAAGCTCAAGCAATTTTTAACAAACATTTGGGTAGAGGTGCTTTTGTATTCGGTACTTTACTTGTCATAGCACAAAAATTTGCTTCTTCGGTTGATGCCATAGGAAAACAATTTGGTTCTTTGAATGTTCAGAGTGATGAATTCAAAGGTAATCTCATGGATGCCGAAATGGAAGTCACTGGTATTGGTGCGACTATGGAAGATGTGGTTGCCACCACAAGTGCTTTGGCTGGTGAGTTCGGTATAAGTGCTACAGATGCTGCTGATTTATCTGCTCAAGTCATTGATACAGCAAAAGCTGTTGGTCTATCAAATGAAGAGGCTGCTAAACTAAGTGGTATTTTACAAACAACATCGGGTTTATCTGCTGAACAGGCTGAACAACTAACAGAGGGTGCTTTTCAATTAGCCGTTGCGAATAATGTAGCACCTGATGCCGTGATGAAGGACTTGGCTGGTTCTGCTGAAGAATTTGCCTCATTTTCTAAAGATGGTGGGGATAATCTTGTTCAAGCTGCTATTCAAGCCAGAGCCTTAGGTTTATCATTACAAGATACAGCAAAGATATCCGAAGGATTACTAAATTTTCAAGACAGTATTACAAAAGAGGTGGAAGCATCGGTTCTCATTGGTAGACAATTGAATCTACAGAAAGCTCGTGAATTAGCCCTTAATAATGACATCGAAGGTGCGATGAGAGCTGTTGTTGATCAATTGGGTTCGGAACAAGAATTTAATAAACTAAATGCCATACAGAGAAAAGCTCTTGCCGACTCCATTGGTGTAGAGGTTTCTCAACTTGCTAAACTTGTATCTAATTCAGAAAAGGCAAATGTAGCCGCTGGTGAAACTGCAAAATCATTTCAAGATATCATTGGTAAAGAAGCTATGTCGGAATTAACTGCTACGATGAACGAATTAAAGGTATTTGGTGTGGCTATTGCTCAAACCTTAGGACCACCATTGATGGCGATAGCAAAAGTTGTAAATTTTGTCTTAGTTCCATTGGGAAAAATGGTGGCTGGTATATCAAGTGGTCTGAGAGGTATTGTAGGTGGAGCTTCTTTAGATTTTACCAATGCTGCAGGGGGTTCATTTAGATCAAATCCACGAGATTCGGTAATGGCAGCAAATAATACAACTTCTATAAATAATGTTACAATGAATAATGGTGGAAATGCCGGTGGTGGTGGAACAGATGTAGTGATATCACAAAGAATGGTAAAACTTGGTGGTGGTGATCTAGGACTAATGGTTGATGCTCATACATATCCAAAAAATGCTGGTTCAGGTAGAACCACATATGACGCTGTAACAGGTAGAGTGTAATGGCTTTAGAAAAATTAAAATCTATATTTAATAACATTGAAGATAATGTTCAATCTTTAGATGATGGTTATCCTGTTGAATCCATTAGTAATTCAGTTAATGATGATATACATTCCTTTGGAACACAAGGAAATCGTTCTGAGCTTATTGAAATAACCAAAATCAATAAGAAACAAAATCCATCACCTTTGGTTGCAATAAATGGTATCTTTGCAGAGGATGGGACTATAACACCTATAAATCCTATCAACGGACACAACTTTAGACAAATTAGAATCAATGATAATGCTGGAACAAATTTATTACAAACTGTTGGAACTGAATACAGTGGTGATGTAGGTTATGGAGAAGTTATTTCAAATGAACCTAATCTAAGACTTGATAAATTAGGTAAGGGTAAGTATAAATTAGAAAGTCTATTTGATCCAACCCATGGTAATGTTTTAGAAGGTAGAGATGCATTTTTACGTAAAGGTATCGGTAGTAGAAGAAATCTAAATATAAAAGCTCACGATACATTTAGCAGACGAGGTCTTGGTTTTATTCGTGAACCATATATAACGCATAATATACCTGATAAAGATTCACCAGGTGGAACAAAAGTCGGTTATAACAGAGATAGTATTCCTTTTAGAGCTGCAGCTGAGGATCTAACAAGATTAGGTGCTTATTATACATCACCAAAGGGATTGTTAAAACTTGGTGCCGAAAATATTACGAATCTTTCTATTGGTGATGGTTTTACTTTTGCTGAGCCATTTGGTAGTTTGTTACTTCCAGCCATTCCAATTCCAATGACTGGTTTCTTAAATAATTATCAACAGAGAAAACAAGGAAGCTTTCAAGGTATAGAATATCCTGGTAAACTAAAATCGATATTGAAAGGTCTTGGATTTGAACTAAAAGATTTTCCTACTTTTGGTAATTCAATAAGAAAGCCTGCTGTTGGTGAAGTAAGTTCGATGATGGGAAATCCTATACAAAGACCATTTGTTATGGCACTTCAAGGTGATATTGCAAGTATTGCATCCCTACCTGGTTTTAGTGGTGAGACTTTTCTTGAAAAACATTTGAAAAAAAATCGAGTTGAATTACGAACAGAAAAGAAAAAGGAATATGATAATCTTGTAGCACAAGGTCTTGCACCAGCTGATCCTAATCAAGAGTTACCTGCTGTAGGAATTGGTCAGACTGGACTTCAGAAGTTAGGAGCGGGTTTAAACAAAATTAAAGAAGGTAGTTTAGACTTAGCATCAATAGCTGCTACTAAAGTAAGAAATGCTGCTGTCAGAGAAATTGCTAAACAGAGCAAAAAATTATTACAGTTACCACCATTGATAGAACAGCCAACTAAAAGATTTTTAGACCTAAGTGGTGGTGGCAAACGAACCAATTATGTTGATAATCTGTCAAATGAAACATCAGTGGAACTCGGTGGTCCTGAACCACATTTAGAAAAAAATAAACATATTGACAGAGGTGATTTTTACCTTAGAATTAAAGATATGAGAACCACACAATTTTTATATTTCAGAGGTTACATCACTGGTATAACTGAAAATCTTACACCGACTTGGAATCCAACTACTTATATTGGAAGATCGGAAGATGTTTGGATTTATCAAAAAGGTGAAAGGGATATTAGTTTTAATCTAAGAGTGGCACCAGCAAATCAAACCGAATTCGATATAATGTATGATAAATTGAATAAATTAACTTCATTGGTTTATCCAGAATATACCTTGAATAGAATGAATGCTCCATTTACAGAACTCTATATGGCACATATTGGTTCACCAGCAAAAGGTCAATTTGGATATTTTAAATCCATAACTTACACAGTAAATGAACAAGGTGATTGGGATGCATTAACATCAAGGCCAAGAGTATTTGATATTGCTTTATCTTATCAGATATTACACAAAGAACCACCACAAGCATATGTAACTGAGTTTTATGGTGCTGGGGTAGAAAAACAGGTTTTCTAGTGAGTAGATACGATACAGTTGGAAAGATAGAAGATAAAAAGATTCAAAGGATTGGTGCAGCAACTTTACCTGATGTGCAAGAAAGTAATTCTGATATTTTATTGATTGCCACCGAAGGTGATAGATGTGATTTATTAGCCACAACATACTATGGAACACCAGAACTTTGGTGGTTCGTAGCAACAACAAATAAGTTATCTGGTAACAACATACCTGTTGGAACACAACTGAGGATACCTGTTACAGCAGAACAAGCAACATTGAGGTAGATTATGCCAACATTTAAAAAACGAGTGTTTGGAGCAGAAGTAGAAGAAGATGTAATATTAGAATTTCAAAGACTTGCTACTGGTGGTCGAATTGTTGAGACTAAAACAACACCAAGACGATCAGGAGTTGAAGGTGAAATTTTAAAATCAGTTAATCCTACATATGAAGATTACTTAGGTGATAAAACACCACAATGTAGAATGTGGTGTGCTGTTTCTGTTAATGAGTGGTCTGGATGGGGAAATTACAAAGGTGAAAAAATATTTCAAAATTCAAACAACGACTGGTTTTATTATCCAAATAATGATAAAGATGCTGGTTCTACTAAAACAGTGGGTAAAGATTCTGAAGCCACCAGATTAGTTTTTTCGGTCAATCAACATAATGAGGAAAACAATTACTCCAATCCATTGGAATCAACTGATGTAGCAGAAAATTCATCTTCAAAGATAAAACATTTTAAACAATTGAGCAACAATCCTCATATGAAACCAGCAGCTGGTATCACTAGTATAAGAGCAAAATCACAAGGTGCTATCGGTGCTATAATAAGTGCTACAGTAGAATTTGTTGTCCATAATAAATTTGATTTTGATAATATATTCCTACCTTATTTTTTAAAACCAGGTTCAATTGTATGTCTTGATTACGGATGGTCAGATGTCTCAATGTATGATATTATCTCTGCAGTAAAAAGGGGTGATATCAATATGGATGAATTTGATAATGATATTTATAATTCAAAAACTGGTTTTCAAGCAAGAAACTTTGGTAAGGTTAGAACCGTCATGGGTAATGTTGTTAATTACAATGCTAATGTAACCAATGAAGGTTCTTATGAATGTTCAATAGAAATCGTATCTAGAAATGCTGGTTTATTAGAAAAAAAAGTTGAAAGAGATTTACAAAATTTATTTGTCAATAGTATAAATGATGTTATAGCCATAGTGTTGGCAAAATCTTTTGGTGTGGATGATATAGATTTTAGTCTTGATCATATAAGAAAAAATTTAAATTCTGCTGATCCTATTGACACAAGAGTAGTGGCTAAAAGATTAATAAGTGAATTGAGTGATATAGAGAAGGGAAACAAAAACTTTATAGGTTTTATACCAGATGAAGCTGTTAAAAAGGGTATTTTTCATCAAGATATGGCAGCGAATAAACCCTTTAATTCTACCGCACATAGCACTAGACTTCAAGAAATGAGCGATAAGCCAAAATCTGCAACCGAATTAAGACAAGAAATTGTAACAGATGATATATTGAACAAAGAAAGGACTTATATATCTTATGGATTATTTGAGGATTTATTTTTAAATAATTTTGCCAAAGGTGTGATTAAAAACAAATTAGAAATAGATACCAGTGGTAATGAAACTGGTCAACAGGTAACATCGAAAGTTTTTCAAGATAAACCTGGTGTTGATTTTGATAGTAATTTTGACACACGACTTACTTACATCAGATGGTCAGAAAATCTATTGGCTTATCAAAGAGCTGAGATGAATGAAGGTCAATCATTACCTATATTCATGATACCTGATAATTGGGATAATAGTTATAATGCTATAAAATTAGGAATTAATTTAGAAGAAACAGATGCTGATAAACTGGTAGATAAAGATTCTGATATAAAATACAATGTAAGCACAGCAGATCAAATAAGTGGAAAACATCCAAATTATAAAGGTGTAAATGTCATGCCTCTTCGAGATTTATTTATATCGGTTAACATGATACAAACTTCTTTTCAAAAACAAACTACTGTTAATGATGCTTTAGTTTCTATATTTGATGAGATAAATGATGTTTCTGGCAATACGATTGGTCTTAGAATAGTTACTAATGAGGCATCATCTACAATTTCTGCTCAAGATATTAATTTAAATCCTATCGAAGAGAAAAGATTGGAATTTGATGTTACAGGAACAAGATCAATAGTAAGTAATTTGGATTTAAAATACAGCACTCCAAAGGATGGGTTATCATCTATTTTAGCAATCGGTAATCTTAATGGTCCTCAACGATTTGATGATTTAGATTTATCACAATTTTCTTATTTAAATATAATGAACAAACAAACTGATAAATATGTTCATATAAGAAGTTTACCAAGTCAAGGTAATTTAAACCGACTTACTTCTGAAGAAGGTGGATTAACCCTAAATTTATCGGGTGTGAATAAATTTTTATCAACGTATACACCATCAGTTGAAGAAGACTCATCGCCGGAAAATGCACAACAAAAGATGGATTTTTATTACCAAATGATAAAACAAACTGGTTTAGTTGAAGAGGAAGAGGATTCTGGTAGTTCCGATGGCACTACAAGTTTTACAAACAGTAAAGCGTATGCATATGATATGAAACGTGCAAATACCTACAAATCGGAAAGAGAAATAATTCAAGCTAAGTTAAGAGAAGAGTTGTATGATGATGATAGCGATGGTTCAATAGCACCTATATTGCCCATAGAACTTTCACTAGGTATTTATGGAAACACTTACTTACAGATAGGTGATAAATTTACGATAAATTATTTACCCGATTACTATAAAAATAGAGTTTATTTTCAAATAATGCAGTTTGAAGATGAAATTACTCCAAATGGGTGGACAACTAATTATCAATCTTTAATGAGAGTTGAACCAAAAGTAAAATCCATTATCAGTGGTGGTGGAAAAATCCCAATACCAAAACTTTTGAATCCCAATGAATTTAAAAGAAGTAAGAATACATCCGTTGTTTTAATTATAAAGAATGTAGAACCTAATGTCGTTACGGCTGTTGACGATATGAGTGCAAACAAGGTCGCATTGGTTGATATAAACAATGATGGTGAGGTAACAAAAAAACTTAAAGAAGCTAACCTCAGTTTTAAAGCAAGAAAAATAACTTTTGATACAGCTGAACAGTGGACGGCTAAAACGAAAGTGGTAAACATTACTACAGTAAATGAAGTAGCACTGCGACCATCACAACCTGGCGGAGCGCCAGTTACTGTCGCAACAACTGGAAAACAAATAACAAAAACAACCGATTACACTCATTTTCTAAAATATGATTTTACATCTTATACCAAATGGAATGAATTAAAAAATATTCGTAGTTTAGCATATGGTTATGCTATTCGTAAATTAATACTTGGTGAAGATTCACCGATTGATTTTACAAAAATAAAAGTTAAATTTGTAACGGGTGTGTCAAATAGTAAAGATATAGATAAACTTTTAAAAGATAGTATGAATGAATATGATTTAATCGCTCAGTTAGATCAAGTTGACGGTAAAGGATCAGAAAAAGATATTACAGATTTGGGCGGAATAGTTATAGGTTATCTTGAAGCTATATCTAAAGTTGATTTTAATTTACATCCAAAACTATTTGAATCACCTGGTATACCAACAGAACTTGATCAAAATAATTTTACTTATAAAAGAAAAGCTGCTACTCTTTCTAATGACGTTCTTGGTTGGCTTTTATACAAAGAAAGAAAGAAAAAAGAATTTGATGTTCCTTTATTTGTGCTAAGATTTTTCTTTGGACTAAATACCGAAAAAGATTTGAAAAAAACTCAAGAAGCTATCGTAATTAGCAATATAACCGATATAGAAGTTTTTAAACACTTATCCATACCAAAACATATGTTAAAAGCTGATGTTGATCACAAGACAATTATAAAAAATATATGTAAATACTTTAAAGAATATGAAGATGCGATGTATGGGGAAGATTTTATAGGACCAACTTAGCCCAAGTATAAAAAATAATTATTGACATTTAGATAAAAACTTCTTAACTTATGATATGGTAATCTGTATCAATAAGTATCCATTGTGGAGTAAGTGCCACCCAAAGAACACACCTGTACTGATCTACGATAACTTTGACGATGAAGTGCTCTATGCTGACCATTACGACTACAAGGTTGATAACTTGGATTACAAATTATTAACTGTTGATCATGAAACAGAATATTACATTGGTTTAGATTATAGAACATTTAAACAACTCGATGTGAATTATCACGACATAAATTCTGTTCATTATTGGTTACATAACAGATCCAAGTGGGAGATACAACACGATAGGTTTTACACATCCAGCGATATGGAAGATTTTCCCTATTATAGATCATTTGACAAGCTTGTAGAACAATGTAAGTCAATGGGTAAGTATCAGATCAAAGATAGAATATTCGATCAAAGTAATTATCTGTTTTTTCAAACTTATTACCACAGAGCTTTCTATAACATTGAGAAAAATGGTATTGGGGTAAATGAAAACTTCCTAAAGGTGTTTGGTAACAAGTATAAATCATCAATTCATGATAAAAAGGTGTATCAGAACTATAATTTCTATACAAGCACTTCTAGACCATCAAATTCTATCAATGGATTGAACTTTGCCGCTCTTACCAATGAACAACGCAAGTGTTTCTCGCCCCTAAACGATATTTTTGTAGAATTTGACTATGATGCGTATCATCCAAGGTTAATCGGTCAATTAGTTGGTTATGATTTTCCTGATACATCGGTTCACGAGTATCTGAGTGAAAAATATGGTGTGAGTGTTGATGATGGTAAGACCAAAACCTTTCAATACATGTATGGTGGTATTCCTAATGATGTTGCTAACAAAATTGAGTTTTTAGACAAGACTAAAAAGTTTATCAAAGCTCTATGGGAAGAATATCAAGATAATTCATTTGTTCAGACCAGAAGATACTTTCGTAACTTGTGGAAAGAAAATTTACCCAATATGAACCCGCAGAAGTTATTTAACTACTATATTCAGGCACATGAAACCGAAACTAATGTTAACACGTTACATGGTTTACATACATATTTATATAGTAAGGAGACAAAAATAGTTCATTATAACTATGACAGCTTTTTATTTGACTATAGTCGAAAAGATGGGGTAGATACTATTTATAAGATACAAGATGCATTGCAAAGAATGGGTTATAAAGTCAAGTCCAAAGCCGGACACACTTATGGAGATATGAAGGATTATGAGTTCAGAAATTGATTTAATATATATGGAATGGCAAGAGGCTATTCGTGATCGTTATAATATCAAAGGGGAACAAGTTGTGGTTGCTAAACCAAGTAACCCAGCACATCTCAGCATATTGAAAGAGATGTGTTTGAAAGCTGGTTTCACATCTGATCAGGCAAATTCAATTCTTTTGATATTAGAAAAAGATGATGACAAGTATAAATCTATCGGTTATGGAAGGTATAAATTAAAAACCGATATAGGACCTGATGGGAAGGCAAAGGAAGGAACTCCGACCTTTACCAAAGATGATGCTGGTAATTACGTAAAGTCGGGTGAAGATGATGAGAAGAAAGATGATGAAGAAAAGAAAGAAAAACCAGAAACAAATCCAAACTTTGCTAAAGATGGTGAGGAGCCAGAACCAGGACAATCAACTGTTGATGGTGATCATTTGACAAGTAAAAAACCTGAAAAAGAAGAAGAGCCTAAACCAGATGGAACGCCAGTCAAACCATTATCAAGCACACAAGAAAAAACCATTGACGATGCTGTAAATGTAGCAAAGGAAGAGATACAAAAATTAGATAATGAAATAGATCAAATAGAAGATGAATCACTAAAGGAGCGGAAGGAAGGTGAAAGGGAAAGATTAAAAGAATTCGTATCTTCTTTTGAAAAATTTAAAAACGCTAAAACACAAGAGGAAAGAGTTGAAGCTGTTAGAACGATGGTTGAATTTGATATGTTATCTAGAAACGCACCATCAAGATCAGCAAATGCTAAAAGAAAAGTTTATCTTACTGAAAATGTAACAGGTTTAGATTACAAAGAGTTGATGCCTGGTGGAAGTGGAACTGCTGTAACAAATATGATAAGTGATATTATTGACGATGAAGGTTTACATGTAGATATGAGAAACAGTAGTGCTGATAGACAATTAGCAAAAGTAAGTGGTGATCATAATGAAACTGGTGTAGTTGCGATGTTAGATCCATCAGAAGAAAATCAAAATATTTACGAAGAATGGCGAGAAGATTACAGTAATCTTGCTGGTAGTGATAATAAAGCACATGAACAGAATAAAGAAGCTGCGAAAACAGTAAAAGAATATTTGTCAAATATGAAACCACCATGTGATGTTGATAAAGCAGAGGCTATGGGACATCTTGGTAACGATGAAATAAAACAAAAGTATAAAATCGATCCAAAGAAAAATCCAACAGACTTATTTGTATTTTGTAAAGATGGTAGAAGAATTGGTATATCTGCTAAAATATATTCCAATCCTCGTAGTATCACGATGAAAAATTCAGGTACAAAATCTGCTGGTTCACATTATCTAGATGATCCGTCAATAGATGAACAATTAGACGCGCTAAAAGAAAAACATAATATTGGGAACAACCCAAGTGCCGAGGACAAAGTTGCTTTTAAACATGAGTATTTGAAGTTATGGCACAAAAGTATGATAGAGTTATCTAAATCCACTGCTGGACAACAAAAACTTTTAGATATGTGGAAAGAAATACACGGTTGTGGTGAGGGTGTAGCTACTTTGATTACAAATAAATCAACTGGCGAATCAGTATTGCGTGATGAAGATTATTACTGTAATCCACCAGTGCCACTTGAAGTTGATTTTAACGGAAAAAAGATTTCTGTTAATTTAGGTTCAGAGGGTGGTGTTGTTGAAATGGTTTGTAAAACTGAAAAAGATGGATCTGTTAAATTATTATTTCAACACATAAGTAAGAGTAAATGAACACTCAACTCCTCTGCACATTCACCACTAACAAAAAGTTAGATCAAACTCTGATGGATATCAGCAGCAAGTTCAACGTTATCTATGAGAAGATTTATGTTCTACAGAATGAGGATAAGCATAATGAACTGATCTGTACATATAACGTGGAGAAGAACAGAGACTTAGATTTTAATGCGGTGGCAAATACCATTTCATTACATAGGAAAAAAATTACAAACACATTATACACGATAAATGCTCTGAATGAACTCATCATGGAGATAAACAACGGTGTGTTGGATACAAAATTTGAATTACCTTGGGAGATGTATAAGAACATGATTCTTATTACGAACAAGGAAGGGTTATCCCGAATATCAACGAGAATACTAAAAATAATAAATATATAAAAAACTGCTTGACAAATAGAAATATTATATGTAAATTATTATATATAATATTTATAGTAGATAAACTATAAATAACAACATAAACATGGAGAATGATAATGGATATTAATGCGATTAAATCACGCTTGAATCAGTTACAAAATACTTCCTCAACAGCTAATGCGTTTTGGAAACCACAACCAGGAAAGTCACAGATTAGAATCACGCCATATATTGAAAACAAAGATAATCCTTTCGTAGAATTATTTTTTCACTATAGTCTTGTTCCTAAGAAGACAGTGCTTTCACCACTTTCATTTGGACGACCTGATCCTGTTCAACAATTTGCCGACAAACTCAAGGGTTCTGGCGACAAAGACGAATGGATTCAAGGTAAGAGAATCGAACCTAAGATGAGGACATTTGCTCCTGTCATAGTTCGTGGAGAAGAATCCGAAGGTGTGAAATGGTGGGGATTTGGTAAGACAGTTTATCAAGAACTTCTTGCTATTATTGCTGATCCCGACTATGGTGATATATCAGATGTAATGACTGGTAGAGACATCGTTGTGGAGAGACAAACTGCTGCCGAAGCTGGTAATCAGTATGGTAAGACCACGATTCGTGTCAAACCAAATCAAACAGCACTTGTAGAAGATGCAAATTTGAGTGATAACTTGTTAAAGAATCAACCAAATATTGTTGAACTCTACACAGAGCCGTCATTCGATGAGTTGAAAGGTCATTTACAGAACTTTCTAAATCCATCTGCTGCTGAAGAAACTACAGAGAAAGAACCAGAAATGGTTTCCACTCAAGCTTCTTCTAATGTAGAGGATGACTTCGATAAGTTATTTAACTCTTAATTAACACCGACATAAAAAGGGTGGTGGGTTTTCCTCCTTTTGCCTGCTACCCTTGTCGGTTTTTGGAGAACATATGTCTAATAAAGATCAATTAGCCGAAGTTATTGCTTCGGAATTAAACAAACAATCTAAATCTCATAAAATTGCTTACTTTTTAGATGGTGTCGATCAAACACCAACTGATGTTACAGATTGGATTTCTACTGGCTCAACCATATTAGATTTGGCTATATCAAATAGACCAGATGGTGGATTAGCTGCTGGTAGAATCACAGAGATAAATGGACTTGAAGGTAGTGGTAAATCTCTGATCGGAGCTCATGCTCTTGCCGCTACCCAAAAGAAAGGTGGACTTGCTGTCTATATAGATACTGAGTCTGCTGTATCAAGTGAGTTCTTACAGGCTATTGGAATCGATACCGAGAATATGCTGTATGTTCACTTGGAAACTGTTGAAGAGATATTTGATACTATCGAAACAATAGTTGCTAAAATCAGAGAATCCGATAAGGATAAATTGGTTACAATACTCGTGGATAGTTTGGCAGCTGCTTCAACCAAAGTCGAGATGGATTCAGACTTCGACAAAGATGGTTGGGCAACTGCTAAAGCTATCGTGATTAGTAAGGCTATGAGAAAGATAACACAGTTGATTGCTAGACAACGAGTGTGTTTGATCTTTACTAATCAGTTGAGACAAAAACTTGGTGTTATGTTCGGTGATCCTTGGACAACATCAGGTGGTAAAGCTCTACCATTTCACTCATCAACACGTATCAGATTGAAGAACGTAGGACAGATAAAAGACGCTAAGAAGAATACGATTGGTATCAAGATACGAGCACAAGTTATCAAGAATAGGTTAGGACCACCACTGAGAAGTGCTGACTTTTCACTATACTTTGATAAGGGTATTGATGATTTTGGTAGTTGGTTGGAAGTGTTAAAAGGTCACAAGTTGATCAAACAAGCTGGTGCTTGGTATACACTAGAAGACCAAGATGGAAAGGAACATAAGTTCCAATCTAAGGACTTTGGTTCTTTGATGGCTGATGAAGACACACAGAAATATATCTATGATAAAATCTGTAAGGCTTCGATTTTAAAGTATGATTCAGGTAAACTTGGCATCGATGATGTCACAACATCTGATGAATTTGCCGATGAGTAAAGCCAACAAGAACCTATTATCGAAAAGGTTCAATGAATATAAAGAAGAGATATCTACTGAGCCTACTAGACGAAAACTTAACGACCATGCTCTATTAATAGATGGATTGAATACATTCATCAGAGCCTTTTCGATAAATCCATCACTAAATGAAGATGGAAGTCATGTCGGTGGACTAATTGGATTCTTAAAATCAGTTAGGTTTGCTGTAAACAAATTCAAACCAACCAGATGTGTTATCATATTTGATGGTAAACATGGTTCTAAATCTAGACAAAAAGTATACGATGGTTACAAGGGTGGTAGAAAAGTAAGAACTAGATTAAATCGTGTGGTGGATTGGGATATAAACGTTCAAAACGAAGCAGAGGCTATGAAGAGACAACTGAGTAGACTCGTGGAGTATATTGAAAACCTACCATTGACCATATTATCTATTGATGGATTGGAAGCAGATGATGTGATTGCTTACGCCACAAATACAGCACTGAAAGATTCTAAGATAACCATTATGTCCACTGATAAAGATTTCTATCAGTTAGTTAGTGATAGAGTTCAAATGTATTCGCCGACAAAGAAGATAACCTATGATAAAGAATTGGTGAGAAAAGAGTTTGGAATATATCCACAAAATGTTCTAACTTGTAGGGTGATAGATGGTGATAGATCAGATAGTATACCTGGAGTAAAAGGTGTGGGGACTAAGAGTTTGGTAAAAGAATATCCTGAATTATCTGAGGATAAACCATTTGATATAAAAACTCTATTGGATTCTGCTAAACAGAAATCCACGAGAATATCGAAGATGATAGTGGAAAGTGAATTGATAGTAAAAAGAAACTATTTGTTGATGCAACTAAAAGAACCAGATATAAACAATCATGCAAAGTTAAGAATAATAGATGCTATACGTGATTTAAAACCACAGATAGTAAAGTATAATCTACAGAAGTTATTAGTTCAAGATAAGCTATGGGGACAGATACCTAACTTTGATAATTGGGTTACAGAGTTTATGGAATTAAATCATTATTGGAATAATCAATGAGTGAACAAAAGAATATATCGGAATACGGGTTTAACTTTCAGGTAAAGTTTATCGTATGTTTGATAACAGATAAGTTATTTTTAGAACAGATATTTGACATTTTAGATGAAAAGTATTTGGGTAATGAAGCTTTTAAATGGCTGGTCAAAGAGATAAAAGAACATTATTCTAAGTATAAAAAAGTGATGACGATGGATGTGTTTAAGGTTCAGGTCGGTGAGGTAGATAACGACTTACTTAAACAAAATGTTCTTGACACCTTACGTGAGGTTGTAAAGTATCTAGAATCGGAAGAGTTGGATTACATTAAGGATAAAGCTCTTGACTTCCACAAGACACAAGTTTTGAAAGATGCGATATTAAGATCAGCACAAATACTAGAGGTAGATGGTGATGTAGAACAGATAAAAGTAATTGTAGATGATGCGATGAAAGCTGGTGCTGAGAGAGATATTGGACATGACTATTTAGAGGATTTTGAAGAAAGATATTCTGAAACTGCTCGTATAACATCACCTACACCTTGGGATTTGATAAATGAACTGATGCAAGGTGGATTGGGCGCTGGTGAACTTGGTGTTGTTGTGGCACCTGCTGGTATCGGTAAGTCTTGGGTGTTAAGTGCTCTAGGTGCGTATGCTATATCACAAAAATTAAATGTTGTTCACTACACATTGGAATTAAATGAAAGTTATGTGGGTTTGAGATACGATAGTATATTCAGTGGAGTGGAAAATCAAAATCTAAAATATCATAAAGAAGATATACAAGAAAAGATATTTGACCTAGATGGTAAATTAACAATCAAGTATTACCCAACAAAGGCATGTACAGTAAATACATTGGGTGCTCATTTGAAAAAAGTAACATCATTTGGTGGAGAAATAAATATGGTGTTGGTGGATTATGCCGACATCATGAGAGATGTAAACAAGACAACAGAAATGCGACATGCTCTTGGAAATATTTACGAGGACTTACGAGGTTTGGCTGGTGAATTACAGGTTCCGATATGGACGGCAAGTCAGGCAAACAGAAGTGCGTTAGATGAAGATGTGATAGAAGCGACAAAGGTAGCAGAAAGTTATGCAAAGGTTATGACAGCAGACTTCGTAATGTCCTTGTCTCGTAAAGTAGAGGATAAGATAGGAAATACAGGTAGATTTCATGTGATCAAGAATAGATTTGGTCCTGATGGTTTGACATTTCCAGCAAAGATAAATACCAACATAGGTAAGATAGAGATATTTGAATCCACATCTAATCAAGGTAAGGAAGTTCAACAGAAGATACGAAATAGGGATAATCAAACGAAACAGATGTTATCTGCTCGTTATGATGATTTGATGAGTGATTAGTGATCCACAGGTATTAACTGAGGTGATGGGATATGATCCTGATGATTTGGAGTATGAAAAAGTGATAAATTCAATAGATACTACTGATCAAGATTATGGTGTTGATGTGATATTTGATTATTACAGAAGGCATGGATTTCCACATTATCAAATTCGAGAGGATGAGAAACATCAGCATTTAAGAAAATTACAGAGGTTTGATATAGATACTATATTCAAAGATGATAAGATTATACAAACCATGCATTGTTTAAGATTAGCCTGGACTTATTTTCCACATTTTTGGACTATCCAATGTGGTGGTGCAAAATATACACCGATGGATATTTATAATGACGATGACAAGTTCAAATCAGCAATACGAAAAACTTGGAATTGGAATCTAAAACATTTCAAAGGTGAAGAGAAACAAGAGAAGAGGAAATTTAGAGAAAATAGATTACGACAAACTCTAAAAATACATACTAATTCACAAGCCGTAAGTAACTTTCGACCAAGTGCTGCTAAACTAATCTATGAGAAGTTCGGTGGTGATGTTATTTGGGATATGAGTTGTGGATGGGGTGGTAGGTTGATTGGTTTTCTGGCAAGTTCACGACCAAAGTATATAGGAACAGAACCATCGAGTAGAACATTTGAAGGATTGAAAAGGATAAAAAAAGATTTTAATTACTTGACAAAGTCAGTAGAATTACATAAATTAGGTAGTGAAGTTTTTGAACCAGAGAAGGAGTCTTTGGACTTGTGTTTCACTTCACCACCTTATTTTGACACCGAGAAATACTCAGAGGAAGAAACACAGAGCTTTAAAAAGTATCCAACTAAGGATGAATGGGTAAATGGATTTTTACAGAAGACAATTGAAAATTGCTACAACGGATTAAAGGGAAACAAATACATGTTAATCAACATAGCAAACACACCAAAGTATAAATTTATTGAAGAGGAAACCATTAGGATATCTAAGGGGCTAGGGTTTAAACAAGAACAAACAGTAGAATTGACATTATCAAGTGTAATGGGGGCTGGATATAAATATGAACCAATATTTGTGTTTAAAAAGTGAGAATAGCGCTCGTATATATTATATTTATACTTGGTAACAATTTAATAATCTAAGAACGTTTCAGAGGCAAAATACATGAAAAAGAAGTTTACACTAACGGACACATTTATAAACAAATACAAAAGAAGAAAAGCTCCGTTTGGTTTCAATGGATTGGGTGAATTGGTTTATATGAGAACCTATTCTAGAATCAAAGAAAATGGAAAGAATGAACGATGGTGGGAAACTGTTCAACGTGTGGTTGAAGGAACTTACACGATGCAAATGAATTGGATTGAATCACATCAATTAGGGTGGAATCCCTGGCAAGCTCAAAGAAGTGCTCAAGAGATGTATGAGCGTATTTTTACGATGAAGTTCTTGCCACCTGGTCGAGGTCTGTGGGCTATGGGAACGCCCATTACAGAGGACAAAGGATTATACGCCGCCCTAAACAATTGTGCTTTCGTATCTACGAAAACACTAAAAGAAGATTACGCTAAACCTTTCTGTTTCCTTATGGATGCCAGTATGTTAGGTGTTGGTGTAGGATTCGATACCAAAGGTGCTGGAGAGATAGTAATTAAGGGAGTTGAAAAAAGTCGTGACGAGCAAGTATATGAAATACCTGATACTCGTGAGGGTTGGGTTGAGTCTCTAAAGTTATTATTAGAGAGTTATTTTCATGGTCAAGCACCAATGAAGTTTGACTACTCAAAGATACGAGGTGCTGGTGAACCAATAAGTGGATTCGG